GTGATTTGAGGAGGTAAAGGTTTATGGCAAAAGTCAAGAAGAGTCTTTTAGGGACCACGTTTATCGAAGCGATTCCTAAAAAAACCCGACAAGGGTCGGGTCAACATACCAAGTATGCAGCCACCAGTCGTAACAATAAGAAGAAAAGATATCGTGGTCAAGGACGATAATATGAATCAGACCCTTCGGGGTCTTTTTAATGCATAGATATATTAACTGAGGATTCACATATGGCATGTCTCATTGCTAATCTACCTTCAACAGAAGTCTGGGTTAGAAAAGAATATTTGACCGATCATCAATTTGGTCATGGGGAGTTCGTAAAGGGTGTCTGGGTGTCTTGTAAGTCCATCCCAGGACGTGCATTTTACTTTGAGACATATCTCCCCGAATATGCCGCAATGTATGATAAACTCCCGATCAGTGCCTTTGTATCAGAACCAGAGACACCAACTCCTGATATGAATCTACCAAACCTACAGTTCTGGAATTGTATGGACTATGGTGTGGTGACTGTTCAGAAACAGTTTATTGGAAGTATGGATTATGAACTCTATACAAGAGATCATGGTATCATGAAGGGAACATATATCTGTACCTTAGATAACTATCATCAAGATCCTGATACTATTGATTATGCAACATCAGAGAATCCAGCAGAACATAAGTCACATAATCTCATTGAACTAGAGAATGGACAGTATGCATTGTATCCAAATAACAGAATGCGTATCTTTGATAACAGTTTGACACCTGAGGATCCAAAGATGCCAGACTTCAAGGTATCAACTCAATATTATTCTGTTGAGAATGGATTTGAACGTCTTGGTATGGGAAGAGAGGATGAATACTTCTGGAAGACAGCTAAAGAACGTCAGGAAGAAGATACGGTTGATATGTATCATTCACAAGATGGACGTTATGCTGATCCATAGATAGTAATTATATTTCAAGTAAAATGGAAGACAATCTGCTTAGAGAAATCAATAACGATAATCAAGTTCCAAAGAATAAAAGAACTGTGAATGAGGATGGTTTGTTTGAGTCTGAAGAAGACTGCAGTCATCCAGATCATGTATGTAAGTGTGGACAACAAACTCTGTCAGAACACACCTAAATAAAGCAGATTTATAGTATCTAAAAAGGTGCCAGCTCAAAGAATTAGCAAAGTTTTTAAAGATGTGAGTGCATCATTTCAGATTAATCCTCTGAACTATGACTTGATTGCACTTCATAATGAGAATGCTATTGCTAGATCTATTCGTAATCTTGTGTTGACAGTTCCTGGTGAAAGACCATTTAATCCAGCATTAGGGTCTGAAGTTTATAGATTACTGTTTGAGAATTTTGATTTACAAACTGCTTTTGCAATTCAAACTCAAATTAAAAATACAATTAATAACTTTGAACCAAGAGTTAAACTTGAATCTGTTAATGTAACACCCGATGAGGACACTCATGAGTTCAACGTGACAATTACATATAATATCGTTGGTATTGAAGCAGCCACACAACAACTCCAGTTCGCATTAGAACCCACTAGGTAAGATGCCTTTAGTAAATTTCAGCAATGTCGATTTTGATGAGATCAAACAGTCCATCAAAGACTACCTCAGAGCTAATTCTAATTTTACGGATTATGATTTTGAGGGATCAAACTTATCGACTATCATAGACACGTTAGCATATAACACATATATTTCTTCATACAATGCCAATATGGTATCGAATGAAGTGTTTCTTGATAGTGCGACATTAAGAGAGAATGTCGTATCAATTGCAAGAAATATTGGTTATCTTCCTAGGTCAAGGAAATCATCAAAAGCCAGTGTGAGTTTTTCAGTTAATGCATCGGATTCTAATGTGGTTTCGATGACACTCAAAGCTGGTCCTGTTGTATTGAGTGGTTCAAACTTTAATAGACAGTCATTTACCTTTTGTATCATGGAGGATATTACTGCTGTAGTTGATTCAGATGGTATAGCTACATTTGACAATGTCTATGTGTGTGAAGGTTCATATTTAAATTCAACATTCACTGTAGATTCATCTCTCCCAAATCAGAGATTTATATTACCAAATAGTGGAATCGATACCAGTAATCTTAATGTAATCGTAAGAAAGTCTGCTGGAAATAGTGTTACAAGAAAATATACAAGATATGACAATTTAGCTGGTGTTGATGGAGATACACCTCTTTATTTCTTAAGAGAGTCTGAAGGAGAGACATATGAATTATTGTTTGGTGATGGTCTCTTTGGTAAACAATTAGAGGATGCAAACCAAGTTGAAGTTAATTACTTGTCTTGTAGTGGATCAGTATCAAATGGTGTTTCCAATTTTACATATATCGGAACACTTCAAGATCAAAATGGTGCCTCTGTTACTTCTGGAATCTCTGGTGTAACAGTTAATCAAATTTCAAGTGGCGGAGCGGAGATTGAAAGTGTTGAATCAATTAAGAAATATGCACCCAACATCTATGCATCTCAAAATAGAGCTGTAACATCGACTGACTTTGAATCACTCATTCCAAGAATTTATCCAGAAACCGAATCGGTATCAGCATTTGGTGGAGAAGAATCCGATCCACCACAATATGGAAAGGTCTTTATTAGTATCAAACCCTATAATGGAGTATTCATATCTGAAGAAATAAAGAGAGACATTCAACTTGAACTTAGAAAATATTCTGTAGCTGGTATTGTATCAGAAATCATTGATCTGAAGTATTTGTATATTGAAGTTGATACTAATGTTTACTACAATTCCAATCAAACACCAGGTTCATCACAAGTAACAACCGCGGTGACTAATAATATCATAAACTACGCTAATTCTACTCAGTTAAATAAGTTTGGGGCTAGATTTAAGTATAGTAAATTCATTAAAGTGATTGATGATAGTAATGAATTCATTACTTCAAATATTACTATAATTCATATGAGAAGAGATTTATCACCCCTTCAAAATCAATTTGTAGAATATAATATTGGATTTGGAAACGAAATTCATATTAAGAATCAAATTGGTTTTAATATTAAAACTTCTGGTTTTATCGTAAGTGGTATCAGTGGAACTGTTTACATGGGTGATTCACCAAATGCAGATTTGAGAACAGGAACAATTTTCTTGTTTAGATTAAACTCACCAACTGAACCAGTTATTGTGAAGAGAAATATTGGAACTATTGATTATAAGAAAGGACTCATTAGTTTGAATCCATTGAATGTGTTGTCAACAGAAGTTGTTCGTGGCACTCCTCTCATTGAAATTTCAGCTTGTCCTCATTCAAACGATGTAATCGGTCTTCAAGACCTCTACTTACAACTGGACACTTCCAAGGTGAATGTAACTCCTATTCCTGATTCAATATCTTCGGGAAGTGACACATCAGGTGGAACTTATACCGTATCTTCAAGTTTCTCAAATGGAAGTTTGGTTCGTGGTGAAGGAGGTCATTCATCAACAGGAACAACTACAACCAATCAAACTGTTTCTAGGTTGACTACATCCAGTGTTTCTACAACTACATCTACGACTACAAGTTCTGGTTCATCAGGTTCATCCTACTAAGATTGTAAAATAATGACAATAGATAGAGTCAAATTTCAAGATACAGTTGCGAGTCAACTTCCATCTTTTATAAGAGAAGACTTTCCTCTTCTTTCAGACTTCCTGGAACAGTACTATGTTTCTCAAGAAACTCAGGGTGCCACGTTTGATCTGTTGCAAAATATTGACAAGTATGTAAATGTAGACAATCTTACTAACTTAATATCTAATGCAGAACTTAGAAATGATATCGACTCTGTAGACACAGACATTGTTGTAGAAGGTAATACTGATGGTTTTGTAGATAAGAATGGTCTCATCAAAATTGGTGATGAGATTATAATGTACGAGACAAAAACTAATACTACATTCCAAAATTGTCATAGAGGATTTAGTGGAATTAGTGCATACACATCTAATGTTCCAGACAGATTAAAGTTTGAAAAATCTACTATACCTGAAGAACACTCTGATGGTGATGTAATTGAAAATTTAAATGTTCTGTTCTTACAAGAGTTTTTTAAAAAACTAAAGTCTCAAATTAGTCCAGGATTTGATAATAGAAATTTAAAGACAAATCAAAAAAACTTTATCATCAACAGTGATAGTTTTTATAAGACAAAAGGAACGGACTTATCATACAAGATACTTTTTAAAGCTCTATTTGGTGAAACTGTTGATATTATTCGTCCAAGTCAGTTTTTGTTCAGACCTTCTGATGCAACATATAGTGTAACTCAGGATATTGTTGTAAAGAAAGATATTGGTGATCCATTAGATCTTCAAAGTCTTACACTTTTTCAAAATTCTTCTGGTGCTCGTGGAACAGTAACTCGTGCTGCTCAAGTTCAGTACGGTGGTGGAGAATATTACCAACTTAGTATTGATCTTGGATATGATAAAGATATCAACACTGATGGTTCATTGTATGGTAAGTTTACACCAAACCCTAAAACAAAAATTTTAACACAGGTTGCGGCTGGTGCAACAATCATCGATGTTGATTCAACATTGAGTTTTCCCGAAACTGGAAAACTTGAAATTGTTGATATTGACAATAATGTATTATCAATTGCATATACTGGAAAGAGCGTAAATCAATTTTTAAATGTTGATCCTGTCTCAAACACGTTGAGTAAAACAACGGATGTGAGACTCAATGAGTATGCTCATGCATATGTTGGAATCGGTACTGATAAAGAAATAAGGGTAAAAATTACTTCAACCATCAAAGAATTAAAAGTAGAAAAAAATAATTTTAATTATGAAAAGAATGATGCTGTCCACATTCAATCTTTTGGTATTGAAGATGCATCAATCAATTCATCAGAGTGGTTAAACAACACTAAGTCTCGTTATGATGTTTTATCAGTTGCAGTATCTGATGAACTTGAGAATAAGTATTCAATTAGTACATATGATAATCATCATTTAAATTCTGGATATAAAGTTACATTATCTAATAACTTTGATGGTAATATCGATGGTGTAGTTACAAGAGTCACTTCTGAAAACAGTTTTGTTGTTAAAACTGACAATAAACTAAATGTTGATAATACCTGGAAGGTTGAGAATCAAATCCTTAAAACAACATCTCCAGAATATAGTTTTCTTGAGAAATACATTGCAAATGTACAAGACACATATTCTAACTTTGATGGAGAGGTTATCGTTGCATCAAATTCACTTCCAGTTTATGAAAATACACCACTTGAACCATATAGTAAAAAATTAAAATTCTCTGGTTCAGCTTCTTCTCAAGGCACAGATATCATTGATTTTGAAACTGATCACGGTTTCTATACTGGTGATGCTGTTTACTATTCTCATGGGAGAGTTGAAAATACTGTAACCGACCCAGATGGATCTACTGGCACGACCGTTACAATAAATCAATTTGAAGGTTTGGATGAAGGTGTTTATTATGTGAGAAAACACAGTGATACTGCAGTAAAATTATCAAGAAGTAGATCCAATCTGTTTCAGGACAAATATGTAACTTTCTCTGGAACCGTAACTGATAATGAATTTTGTTACTTTGATTTCTTCCAAAAACCCCTCGAACCACAAGGTATTTTTAGAAAGTTTACAAAAGTAGTTGATGAAGGAGCTGGGGAGTTTACAACTCTTCCTGGTTTCAATGGGATGTTTATTAATGGTGTTGAACTCCTTAACTATAAATCAGAAGATTCTATTTTCTTCGGTCCAATTAAAGGATTGACTGTAACTGGTGGTGGTTTTGGATATGATGTAGTTAATCCTCCAAGGTTTGTTATTCGTGATGCTGTTGGCACTGGTGCAACTGGTGTAGTTGCAGTTGAAGGAAACCTTGATAGAATAGATCTTATTGATGGTGGTTTTGATTTTCAAAATACACCAATTGTCAACATAAGTGGTGGTAATCCTGATAGGGACGCTCAAGCTGTAGTTAATCTTACCGATATTATCTACGAAGTTGAAATTAATACAGAAGTTAATGGTAATATCAATCTTACAACTGATCAAATTGGATTTACTTCATTCCACAGGTTTAAGCAAGACGAGAGAGTAATTTATAATTCAAATGGACTGAGAGGAATTAGTGGATTATCCACAAACTCTTCTTATTTTGTAAATGTTGTTGATAATTTCAATATCACACTTCACAGTAATACGACTGATTCTAGATCTGGTATTAACACTGTAGACCTTACTGGGTATGGACTTGGTATACAAAGTATCAAGACTGCTGAGAAGAAGAGTGTTGTAGGTAGTATTGTTATCACTGACCATGGTTCTGGTTACAAGAACAGAGAAAGAAAAATTGTATCAACTGGTATTGCAACCGCTACAAATAGTTTTGAAATCAAAAAACATGGTTACAAAACTGGAGAAATTATCAGATACACAGCTGGGTCAAGTACAGTATCTGGTATTGTAGATTCAAAGGATTATTATGTAAGAAAAATTAGCGATGACAAGTTCTCACTAAGTGAGGTTGGTGTTGGTAATACCGCTCCAAAATATTTCTTCAACAGAGACATCGTTGTTGATATTAAGAGTGTTGGAGAGGGAACTTTCAACTATAAACCAATTACAGTTACTGTTGATGGTGTCACTGGTATCGACAGTCGTTCTGGTCAGAGTTTCCAGTGTCAAGTTCAACCAGTATTCAGAGGAAGTATTGACTCCATTGATTTGACAAATGAAGGTGTTGGATATGGATCGTCTGAGATTCTCAACTTTAACAGACAACCTGATTTTCTTTTTGAAGGTGGCAATTCAGCCCAAGTTGAACCTGTTGTCAATAACGGTAAGATAGTTGACATAATTATCACTAAACCTGGTAATGGTTATATTTCTCCACCAAATTTAGTTATTACTGGTCCTGGTAGATTTGCCAAATTAACTCCATCTATTAATGATGGAAAATTGACAGAAGTCAAAATACTCAACTCTGGTATAGAATATGTTACAGGTCAAACTCAAATTACCGTTGAAAATCCTGGCATCAATGCTACGGTAGAATTTGACATCAATGAGTGGAATGTAAATCTTTTCAAAAGCAACTTTGACACAATTAGTAATGACGATGGATTTATAAAAGAAAATATTAGTGGAGATAGTCTCCAGTACAGTCATCTTTATGCACCTAGAAAACTGAGAGAAAACACTTATGTCCTTCTTACTGGTGGTGAAAAATTCTATGGAATACCAGACTTAGAAAGGGTCAACGGATTAGAAGATGACAATACGTCTCACTCACCAATTCTTGGGTGGGCTTATGATGGTTCTCCAATATATGGTCCATATGGTTATCAAAATCCAGATGGTGGAACTATCAAACAGTTGAAGTCTGGATATGAATTATCTGTGGATAGTACAAATAGACCACCTATTTCATTATTCCCCGAAGGTTTCTTTGTTGAGGATTATAGTTTCACCAATGTTGGTGATTTGGATATTCATAATGGAAGGTTCTGTATAACTCCAGATTATCCTAATGGTGTATATGCTTATTTTACTACTGTAAACACCATTACAGACGGTTCTGGACCCTTTAAAAATTACAAGAGACCACAGTTCCCATACGTCATTGGAAACTCTTTTTATGCTAGAAGAAATGAATTTAATTATAAGAAAACATCTAATCAAGTAGATTATGATATTCAGTCCGATAGGTGGTTTAGAAATACATCAACTTATAATAGCAATGATATATTCAGTGGATATGACTACATCTTTAATTCAAATAAAATCAAAGAACAGACAATTGATATCACAGGAGCTTCTTTTGGTTCTCTGAGTGAGGTTGGAGTCTTTACTGGTGGTCGCGACTATCAAGTTAATGATACTTTAGTATTTGAAAGTGAGCAGGATGGAATAGAAAATAGTGCTCAAGCTAAAGTTTCTCATGTTGAAGGTAAAAAAATTGACACAATAACTGTCTTATCAACTGAGATTACAAATATTGAATTTGCCAAATCAACAATCAATAATCAGTTCATTGGATTTGCCACTCAACCTCACGGTCTTAAAGATAGAGATATTGTCAATATCAACAATCTCTCTTCATATTATAAGAATTTTGGTGGAAATTATGAAGTCGGTATTAGAAGTGATACTTTTGTAGTTACATTAGGTATTGCCTCCACAGCCACCACTGGATTTACCACATATTTCTATGTTTCTGGAGCTTTCGATTATCCATTCATAAGACCAAATGATATTCTTGGAATCGGAACTGAAAAAGTAAAAGTTCTGAATGTTGATAGTGAATCAGAAAGAGTTCGTGTTCTTAGAGCAATAGATGGTACGGTTGGAACTGCTCATTCCAATAGAACTCTTCTTCGTGAAGATTCTAGAAAGTTCACAATTAATGTAGGATCAATTACCACAGAGAAATATTTCAATCTTAATGAAGAGTTTTACTTTGATCCTTCAGAATCTGTTGGTGTTGGTACAACATCAGGTAATGGTGTTGGTACTGTAGTAACGTTTAGGAATCCAGGTGTTGGTGCAACTTCGGTCTTTATTCAAACACAGGCAATTTACTACAAAAATCATGGACTGAAATCTAATGAAAGAGTTGACTATTTCACTAATAGTGGAACGTCTCTTCAAGTTTGGAACGGTTTTACAAGAGATGCTTATGCAGACCTTACTGATTATGACACTTTATATGCGACTCCAATTAGTAAAGATCTAATTGGTATTTCATCTCATAAAGTCGGTCTTTCAACTCTTACAAGTGAATATGTTGGGATTGCAACCACTAGTGGTTTGTTCTATTTCAATAGTGTAGGAAGTGGTGACTATCATAGCTTTAAAACATCCAGAAACAATGTTCTTAGGGGAAGTGCTAACACCAGTGTTGTAACTGTATCTACGGCTTCAACACATGGTCTTTTGGTCGATGACAATGTCAGAATGACGGTCAAACCAAATACTGAACAGGTCGTTGATGTAAGATATAATGATTATAATAGAAGAATTGTATTCGATCCAGTTGGATTCACTTCTGATAATGTTAACACTACATCAAATTCAATCACCGTATCAAATCACGACTTTACTCTTGGTGATAAGATTATTCATACCTCTGATGATTCAACTGGTGGTCTGGTTGATAACAAGATGTATTATGTTATTCCATTTGATAAGAACACCATCAAGTTAGTTGCTGAAAAATTTGAAGTTATTAGAGAAGAACCAAGTTTCGTCAATCTCACTTCTGGGGGAAATGGTGGTACAATTTCAAAGATTAATCCTCTTGTAACATCTAGAAAGAATAACAAACTCAAATTTGATTTAAGTGATTCATCACTCTCTTTCCTCTCTAATGGTGTAGGTTATCCAGCATTCAAGATGAGAGTTTATCTTGATCAAAAATTCAATAAAGAATTTGTAACTACTGGAAAGAAAGAAGATAATTCTTTCGAGGTTACAACTTCTGGAACAGTTGGTATAACTTCAACTGCAAACCTTACGATTGAATTGAGTGATCATGTTTCTTCTAAACTTTATTATAAGTTTGATCCAATCAATAAAGATTTTAACTTTACATCGAAGACTGGTATCGTTATTGATGAAGACTCCTCATTGCCATTTAATCAAATTAACATTGGATTGAGTGAATTTGATGGACAACATAGAGTTAGTGGAGTTGGCACTACTACATTCTCTTATCAATTATTAAAGGATCCAGAGACGACACTTTATACAAAATTAAATTCTGTTTCTTCTTATATTACCGATTCAACTGTGGCATATGGTGGAATTGGTAAAATCAATTTAATCTATCCTGGTGTCAATTATTCCAGGATACCAAAAATCACTAATGTTATTAGTGGTATTGGCACTAATGCAATTCTCGATTCAAAGAGTACTAATATTGGTAATATTGTTGGATATAAGTTTAATTCTGAGAATATTGGATTTGATTATCCAACTGATGAAACTTTAAGACCTGTAGCTAATCTTCCAGAAATTCTGGAGGTGAAATCACTCAATTCTTTTGAGTCAATTGGAATTAGTTCTTTTGGAAGAAATTATCTAACATCACCAAAACTTGTCGTTATTGATGGATACACAAATAAAGTTCTTCCTGAAGTTGATCTTCACTATGATCTTGGTGATACTGAAGTAACAATCTTGAATAATACTACTGGAATGTACGAGGTTAAACCTACAATTATTCCAACTCAAAACACCAATGGTGTTGGTATTTCTACAATTTCATTTGATAATTCTACTAAAATTGTAAGAATTTATTTAAATCAATCTTTTAGTACAGCTAGAGAGTTCCCATTTGTTGTTGGTGAAAAAATCTTAGTTGAAAATGTCAACATTGGAACTGGTTCTTCTGGAGTTGGTTATAATTCTGTAGATCATAATTATACTCTTTTCCCTGTAACTGCAGTCTTCCCAAAACTTGGTGGATCTGGAGCGTATATTGAATATAGTTTGTTTGATGTACTTGAGAGTGGTGAAGTTCCAGGAGCAGTTCAGGGGGGAACCGCGGGTAGAGCCGTTCCTGTGATTCATTTCCCAATCTTTAATATTTCCTTGAAAACCAATGACTTTTTCATCGGAGAAACAATCACCAGTGGTCGATTCAATGAATTGGCTGGTATTGTTGAATCTTGGAGAGGTGATTTTGAACAACTTAGAGTTAAATCATCTAGAGAGTTCCCATTAGGATCAGTCATTAAAGGTGAAAGTTCTAATACTCAAGCCGTAGTCGTTACCAAGTTTGATTTTAACGCTGAAATTACAACTGGTGTTGGTGCTACTGTCATTCGTGGTTGGCAGAATGATATTGGATTCTTGAATAATAATCTTCAAGTAATACCCAACAACGAATACTATCAGAAGTTCTCATATTCACTCTCTAGTAAAATTCCATATCAAGATTGGAATGGTCCAGTAAGTGATCTTAACCATACCTCTGGTTTTGCTAAGTTTGCCGATTATCAATTAGAAAGTAAAGAGACAGATGAGGGTGACGCCATTGTCAGACCAGTTGACTCTAATATTGAAATTATTGTTGATATTATTGGAGAGGGTGATTTAAATTGTGTATATGATTTTGACCTTGTTTCTGAAGGAACTCAGTTTGTTAACGGTGAACTAGTCTCTGATGAAATTTTCTTTGAGAATCAACTTCTTACTGATTACTTCCAATCAATTGGAAATAGAGTTATTTCAATTGATGACATTAGTGGATACTTCAATAGTAATGAAAGAGCTGAACGTTTTACAACTATATCATCTTATGAGACAAACTTTACTTTCAATAAGGTGCTTACTTTCGCAAGAGATAACGTTTATACTGATGAAAGACAATTCAGTATCGTAAATGTTCTTCAAGATGGTATATCTGGATATGTAAATGAATATGCTACTTTACATACATATCCATCACTTGGATTCTATGACTTTTTGTTTGGTGGTGATGGATGGAATTTAACATTTAATCCAGTTAAGTTTGAATTCAACTCATATGATGTGTCAAGTGTGACTTTCAGTCTTCTTGATGGTATATCTGGTATTGGGTCTACAACGATTGGAGATATTGTTGACATCACCAGTAGTCAAACAACAATTGCTGGAGCTGAGACAACAATTGCTTCTTTCCCAACATCAAACAGAGCAGCCAAGATCTTAACCATGGTTAAGTCTGTTTCTGGTATCACTTCTGGAGAATATCATGCTGTCGAAATGAATGTCATTCATGATGGTACAGATGTATATAATGTAGAATATGGTGATGTCCATAGTAGCCTAACATCATATTCTAGTGGTTCTCTTGGAACCTATCGTTCCTTCATTGATAGTGGTCTTGTAAAGATCAACTTTATTCCAGATAGTCCCACTACACATGAAGCTCAAACTTCATTGTCTGTATTCTCTGGTATTGGATCAACTGCTGGAAACACTAGTATGAGTGTTTCTCAACTGAAATCAACTTATACTGAAATTGCATCATCTGGTTCACCAAGTGCTGTTGCTATTTCAACATATGCTGATCCATTCAGTGCATCGTATAACGTAGTTGTTGCCACTGATACAACAAATAATGATTATGAGATTTTTGAATGTGTTATTTGCAATTCATCAACAAATGAAACCATCACTGAATATGGAAATGTTAGAACTGGTTCTACTACTCTTGGTTCGGTTGGAGTTGATACCAGTTCAAATGTTACATTAACTTACACTCCAATTGCAAGTGCTGACATAGAGGTTAGATCTTTTAGTATTGATTTGAAGATCTTCGATAGTAATACGGATACTGCTGAAATTGACCATAACAATGTTGTTATTTCGTCCAAGAGTGGTGCTTATACAGGAACAAAACAATCTCTCCTTACACAATTTGGTCTTAAACATGATGGAATCAATATTTTCCAGAGAGATTTTGATGGAAGTGATTCTGATATAGTTAATACTACTGACGGAACTATTTCAATTCCAAATCACTTCTTTGTGACTGGTGAAAAAGTTCTCTACACACATGCAGGAACTGGAACAACAATGGCTGTTGGTATTGAAACAGCAACAGTTTCTGGTGTTGGTTCCACTGATAAACTTCCTAATGAACTTTATGTCATTAAGATTGATGATGCTAGATTGAAGTTTACTGATACGGCAGAAAAGGCTAATAAAATAGTCGCAGAACCACTTTTAATTAATTCAGTTGGTATTGGAAATTCTCATGTAATTACCGCCACTAATCAAAACGCGAAATCACTAGTGGCTGTTGATAACAGGGTTCAAGCTCCTGTTACTGGAACTGCAGTTACAACAAACTTAGATCAAGACATAGTTTTTGATACAGTCTTTGATGTTACTGGTATAACATCATTTGCATCTCAAGATATCATCAAAATTGGTGATGAATATATTATTCTCACTGATGTTGGTATTGCTGGTTCAACAAGATTTGGTTGTAGAAGAGCTCAACTTGGTTCTACTCGTGAAGATCATTCTAGTGGTTCTCTGGTTACTAAGATTTCTGGTAATTACAACATTGTTGGTAATAACATTAACTTTGCTTCGGCACCATATGGTAACACACCACTAAGCACAACAGCAACTTCAGATCCCGATTCTAGAGATTGGACTGGCATCACTACTAGTTCTAGTTTCCAGGGTAGAACCTTCATGAGAAGATCTCCTGTAAATTCTAAACATGAAACGTATTCAAACAACATTGTTTTTGATGATGTATCACATGAATTTAATGGAATCAATACTACCTTCACTTTAAAATATGAAGGTAGTGATACTGTTGGTTATTCAACAGACAATGGTATCATTCTTATCAACAATATTTTCCAAGGCCCTCAAGGAGATGTAGTTGGAGATGGAACTTATAACATTCAAGAATTTGCTGGTGTATCAACAGTAAACTTCACTGGTACTAGTATCAACACTAATGGTCATGATCCAAACGATAGTGATATCCCACTTGGTGGTTTAATTGTTTCAGCTGGATCAGTTAGTGGATTTGGATATCAACCACTGGTATCCGCTGGAGGAACTGTTACAGTTTCTGTGGCTGGTACAATCACCGCTGTGAGTATTGCTAACAGTGGTTCTGGATATAGAGCTGGTATTCAAACAGTTGTGAATGTTGGTGTTCAAACTGATGGGGAACCAAGTCTTCATTTCATTGGAACCGCAGCAATCAGTGGTGGTAACATAGTTAGTGTTGCTATTACTAATCCAGGAACTGGTTATACTGGAACTAATCTACCAGAAGTAGTGTTTGATGATCCACTTCCATACTTTGATATTCCTGTTCAATATAGTTCTTCTAGTGTTACTGGAGCTGGAAAGAGTGCGACAGTTAATATCGTTGTTGGTCAAGGATCTAGTGTTATTGACTTTGAGTTTAGATATAGTGGATATGCTTATGGTGAAGGTGAGATATTAACTGTTCCCATTGGAGGAACAACTGGAATACCAACTGATACTTCAGTAACCTTTGAAGAATTTAAAATCACTGTTGATAAAATCTTTACTGATGATTTCAATGGTTGGTCTATTGGTCAATTACAAGTTCTTGATAAATTTGATGATTTATTTGATGGATCTACAAAGGACTTTAGACTAAATTTGAACAGTGAGGCTATTTCTATTCAAGCTGGTCCTGGTTCAAAAGTTGAAGTTGACCAAACACTTATCATCTTCATCAATGATGTACTTCAAGAACCTGGTAAAGCTTATGTGTTCACTGGTGGTAGTACCGTTGAGTTCTCCGAACCTCCAAAGGTCGGTGATAATTCTAAAGTCATTTTCTACAAGGGTAGTGGAGATGTTGATGTCGTCTTTACCAATGTTATTGAGACAGTAAAGGTTGGTGATACTCTTAATATTGATAACCTTCCCCCTGATCAAGGTATGATCTTCGATCAAGATGTTAGAACTGTAACTGGAATCAATACTCTTGATTCTGTTGAAACTAATGTTTATGTTGGACCTGGAGTCACAAGTGATAGAAGTGTCTTGAGACCCGTAACTTGGTGTAAACAAAAAGTTGACAAAATTATTAACGGAAAGGTTGTTGGTAAGGATAGAATTAGCTATGAACCTCAAATCTATCCAACTTCTTATTTGATTCAACCTGTTGGTCTTGGTTCCACAGAAGTTTATGTTGATAGTCTAAGACCTCTCTTTGATTCAAATAATGAATCTCAAGTTAGAGACTTCCAAGATTCTATCACAATTACATCACAAGATAGCATTGTTGGAGCTTCTGGTACAGCTATTGTTTCAATTGCTGGAACTATCTCCAGTATTTCAATCACTAATGCTGGTCTTGGGTACACTGTAGCACCTACAGTTACAATTGGATCCACACTTGGTGTTTCAACTATCGCAACAGCAACAGCTTCTATCGCAAATGGTAAGGTGACTTCAGTCACCATCACCAATGGTGGTGTTGGGTATACTGGTTCACAAGTTCCTGTGGTTCTGTTTGAGTCACCAACCCTCAAAAAAGAAACAATTGATGTATCTTCTTATGAAGGTGATTTTGGAACAATTGTTGGTTTTGGAACTACAACCATTTCAGGTCAAAATAAAGTGATCTTTGATCTCTTCATTAATCAAGATTCGTTCCTTAGAGACAATGATTATGTTGGAACAGGATTTACTGTCAGTGGAATCTCAACTGGTGACTTCTTTACCACATTTAATACTGGTATTGGAAGTGGAACAATAGAATCAGTCGCAAATGATGGATCAACAATTATTGGTATTACAACTATTTTTTCTGACAATGTGTGGATGGTTCAAGATCATCAAACAATTACCACTCAAGTAGTTGGTGTTGGTGCTACAGTAGTAAAACGAGTATTCTGTAATATTTCTGGTTTGAGCACTGTAACTTTCTCACATATTGACCTTACTTTCGATTCTTCATTATTCACTTATGATTCAAGACTAGTTGAAGTGTATACTGGTGGCATTTCGTCTTCATTCAGTTTTGGTAAATTTAGTTGGGGAAGAATTGGTCTCGAAGACAGACTAACTCCTAAAGAGTTTAACTCTTACAATCGTGACGGTTATGTTGGTATCTCAACAGCTGGTGTTGTTCAAAGAACCAATCCACTGAAATTCGTTAACTATATTCAAATTTGATTCTAAATAACTAAACGGGAGAATCTGTAGGTGTAATGGCCAAACAAGGAATTAGTACGGGAACAAACCCGAATGACGGAACTGGCGACAGTTTACTAGATGGTGCTGTTAAAATTAACTCCAATTTCGATGAGATCTATACCACCATCGGTGATGGATCTACATTATCAACACCTGTCACCAGTATCACAGCTGGTGATAATATCACTGTAACTGCTTCCACTGGAAATATTACAATTACTGGTGTTGGAACAGCAGATATTGATACCGATAGGATAAATGTTAGTGGTGTAGTGACCGCTAATAGTTTCAGTGGTTCTGCCTCTGGTTTAACTAATATTCCAGCAGGAAATCTTTCTGGAACTCTTCCTGCTCTTGATGGTTCTGCTTTAACTGGTGTTACCGCATCTGGTGTAGGTGTAACAGTTCAAGATGGCGGTTCTGGTAAGGGAACAGCAAGTATCATCAATTTTGGATCTAACCTCTCCGTAACAACTGTAAATTCTGGTATTGCAACAATAACTGCTGGTGCTGCTAATACTGCTAATCTCAATTCCGACACTATAGTTGTTGGTGTATTGACAGCTACCACTTTTGCTGGTGATCTTACTTTAAATACTGGTGATCTTCTCCTATCTGCTGGTGGAATCAACGCAACTACTTCTTCTGAAAACCTTCACTGGGGTAGTGGCAATTTCTACTTTAACTCGGGATCTCCAGAACTCGCTTGGATAGGTAATAGTGGTATTATCAGAGCTGGTGCTGGTGGTGCTGGAGCTGGAATTATTAGTATCAAGGTCGGAAACCCTGGTGAAAACTCGGGTGTTTTCCGAGAAGGAGGTGCAGCAGAACTTTACTATGACAACTCTAAGAAATTTGAAACCACTGGTTCAGGTACAACCACATATGGAACTGCATTAACACAACAGTTAAATGTAACTGGTGTTTCTACATTTGTGGGTAACGCTAATTTTAATAATGTTTATCTAGGTGATGCTGATAAGATATATCTTGGTGATAGTGATGATCTTGAGTTATATCATGGTGGATCTTTAGATAATCACGGATATCTTAAGAGTAATAATGGAAATCTTTATTTAACTAGTGCATCTAATGGTTCTGTACATCTTAGAGGTTATAACAAAGACAACCTTGTTGTACAGTCGTCTTCAGTTCAGATTTTTTACAATGAGTCCCTGAAAGCTGAAACCACAGAACAAGGTGTTGGTATTTCTGGAACAATTACTGTTTCTGGTCAGAGTTTAGTTTCTGGTATTTCTACTTTTGAAAGTGCATTAAACGCTGATGCTGGAATAAACGTTGGATCATCACAGAATCTTACTTTCGGATCTGACTTTAATATTTCTAGTAATGGTACTGATACCGCAACAATTCATTATGAAGGTGCAGATAGTGGTGACGCACTCAAATATAGAGCAGGAAAACACCAGTTTATGAATGAGGCTGGATCTGCAACCTTCATGCGTGTCACTGCTGATGGACCAGAACTTTTGGAGGGTGGATATGTAAGACTTCAGGCTGTTGGTCATGGTGTGACTATCACTGGTGGAGTATTCGCTTCTGGTATTTCTACTTTTGCAAATGGAACCATTCACATTGGTGAATCTACTCCTGATAAAGCAGGTTCATCGATGATTATCGGTGGAAATAATGAAACCATGGGCATCAACTTTACTGGTTCCAATAGTACTGATCTCAATTCTACTTACTATAAAAATATTAGAGTACACAAACAAAGTGATTTCAAATATAATTTGGAGTTCCATTCCAACGGATATTCTGCTGGTGATGTTGGTGACTTCATCTTCTACAGACGACAAACAAGTTTTGGAAGAACAGAAAGAATGAGGTTGGAGGGTGAAACTGGTAACCTAACTCTTACTGGTACTTCTAGTGGTGGTATCTGTTCTGCTACTTCATTCTACGGTGATGGTTCAGATTTGGCAGATGGCAAATGGACTCTGGGTGCTAATGGTTCTAGTGATTACACATTTACTGGAATTGGATTCACACAAACAACTAATGATCCAATCTTATACCTCGCAAGAGGTAGAGTTTATGAGTTTGTAAATACGATGGGTGCTCACCCATTTGAGATTAGAGAATCCGCAGGTGGTAGCGCCTTCGATAGGGGTGTTACCAACAATGCCGTATCAAATGGGACATTGAGATTTGAAATTCCATTTGATGCTCCTAATACACTGTACTATCAGTGTACATCACACTCTGGAATGGGTAGCACCATAGTAGTCTATCCAAATACTATCTGATTATACCTATAAATAACAAAAAAGTCCAAATAAAATGGCAGCGATAATCACTGATCAACTTCGTATTTTAAATGCTAAGAACTTTGTGGCGGGTGTCCAATCCTCCACAAATTCTTATTATGCATTTATTGGACTCCCAAACGCAACTGATTACCAGACTGACTGGGAT